CGGAACAGCTCAATGAGCGTAACGGAGACTCGCTGAGAAATATCGGCATGATGGCGCTTGCAATCGCAAATGATACGACGCTTGAAGCACTTACGGAGACTCAGCAGAGTATCGTAGCACACTTCAAGAACCCGGCGATGCCTTCCGTAGCGGTAACAGCAGACGCGGCCATAAAGATAGCGTCAGCGCGTCAGGAGTTTGCGGGTACAGACATATTCCTTGAAATGATCGGATTCGATCAGGCGGATATCAGGCGTATCAAAGCACAGGAACAGCGCGTAAGAGGAATGCAAGTTCTGAATGAAGTAGGTGAATAATGGCGCAGATAACGAGAAAAGAGTGGGACAGGTATGTTGCCCTGCTCAGACGCCTTGATGATAGAGCGGCCTCGGAGATGCGTGCAATGCTCATGACGCTTAAAATGCGTTACGACGCCGGAGAGATAAGCGCAGACGCTTTTAGGCAGACGCTTATAGAATACGGTTTCGCACTGGCAACGAAATACGGAGAAGGCGCGGCGGCGGCGGCATGTGATATGTATGACGCCATATCAACAGCTCAGGGCGTGACAGTTCCGGCAGCGATCCCGGCACAAACGGCAACGATCGCTGAAGTGGCAAAGACCGTGAATGGAACGCTGAAAACGGGCAACGCGGATATCGTGGCACAGGCAGTCGGCAGACTCGTGAAGCAGGCAGCTGCGGATACTACACTCCAGAACGCACAGCGCGACGGAGCGTATTTCGCATGGGTCGCACATGGAGACACTTGTGCGTATTGCCTTGCGCTTGCGGGCATAGGATGGCAAAAGGCGGGCAAGAAAACGCTTAAAGGCGGACACGCTGAGCACATCCATTCTAATTGTGACTGTGAGTATGCGATAGACCACAAAGGCGATCTTGAGATAGAAGGGTATAACCCATACGACATAAATCAGATGTTATTGGAAATGACTGATGAAGAGTATGACGCTGAAGACATACTGAGAATGTCGGGACATAACGCTAAGGGGCATGATCACACCGCAATAAATGCCGTCAGACGTAAGTTTTACGACAAGAACAGGGAAATCATCAATGAGCAGAAGCGGAGCGCATACGCGAAAAGAATAGAGCGCAACAGCTCATCTGCTGAAGAATTAAACGTTGATTAGAGGGCCAATGAGGGCCCTTTTTTCATACAACATGGCAACTCGTGCCTTAAACGAGGTTTCACTCATAGGAGGTAAAAATGGAAACTGGCATCCAGACAAGTCAGGAAGTTATCACTCAGACCGCAGAGGAACCAAAACAGGAAACGTTCACTCAGGAAGACGTCAACCGCATCGTGGCAAAGAGAGTCGCTAAGTATTCAGACTATGAAACGCTCAAAGAGAAGGCGGCTAAATACGATGAGGCAGAAGAGGCGAACAAGTCCGAGCTTCAGAAAGCTACTGAAAGAGCGGACAGCCTGCAAGCAGAGCTCAACGCACTGAAGAGCGCTGAACAGCTGAGAACACTGCGTGAAGAGGTATCAAATGCAAAAGGAGTGCCGGCAAATCTTCTTACGGGAACAACGAAAGAAGAATGCGAGGCACAGGCAGAACAGCTCCTTAAATGGGCGAACCCAAATAGCTATCCGAACGTCCCTGACGGCGGAGAGCCGATAGGAGCAGCAAAACAAACTACACGTGACCAGTTTGCAAACTGGTTCAATGATTTCAATGGAGGAAAATAAAAATGGCAGGAATCAGCACTAACAGATCCAACATCACTCTGCCGGCAGAGGTATCGGCGGAGATCATTCAGAAAGCTCAGGATTCATCGGCAGTAATGCAGCTCGCACGCAGAATTGCACTTCCGGGAAGAGGACTTTCAATTCAGGTAATTGCCGGCGATCCAGAAGCAGGATGGGTAGCAGAAACAGCCGCTAAGCCGGTTTCAAATCCAAGTCTCAGCACAAAGACAATGACACCATATAAGCTGGCGGTAATCGTTCCGTTCTCGGATGAATTTGCAAGAGACGCATCGGCTCTTTACGACGCACTTGTTGAAAGACTGCCGGGAGCACTCGCAAAGAAGTTTGATAACACAGTATTTAGCGGATCTGCACCGGGAAGCGGCTTTGATGTACTTACAAGCTGCACAGCTCAGTCTATCGACGTAAACGCAAGCGGCGAAGGCGGATTCTATAGTGCAGTCGTTGCCGCTGACATCGACATCGCATCTGGCGGATATGATATGAACGGCTTTGCGTTCTCGCCACAGGCAAGAGGTGAAATGCTGTCGGCTCTCGATAAGGATGGCCGCCCGATATTCATCAACAACGTAGCAGAGGGCACAGTTCCAAGACTGCTCGGTCAGCCGGTTACATATTCGAGGGGCCTTTATGCGGCAGGCAACGCATCCGCAACAGGCGTGGATGCGAAGCCGGATCTTCTCGGTGTAGCCGGAGACTGGACAAAGGCTCTTTACGGAACTGTCGAGGGCGTCAAGATCGACATCAGCAATGAAGCAACGCTGACCATCGGCACAAGCGCTGTTAATCTCTGGGAGCACAATATGTTCGCAGTAAAGGCGGAGATCGAAGTAGGTTTCGTTGCTGATACAGATGCGTTCAATAGGATCGTTCGTACTCACGTAGAATAGGTGGATTTATGAAAATACTGATAGCCGTGCCGACGTTCGAGAATATTCAGCCGGAAGTTTTTAAAGCAATTTATAACCTTAAGTCGGAGCATGAACTGCACTTTGATTATGTCAGAGGGTATGATTGCGCTCAGGCAAGGAATGAGATCGGCAAAATCGCTCAGGCGGGAAATTACGACTACGTTCTTATGGTGGACAGCGACACAGTTATTCCGCCCGATACGCTGGATCTGATGCTCGATACACCGGTTGACGTGTGTCTGGGTGTATGCCCGCGCAAGAATACAAAGAACGGCAAATCCGCAATCGTCAAGATGGGCTCTCCGTCCTATCACGATAACTACTACTATTCCGAACTACCGGAAGGTAAAACACGTGTGAAAGGTGGAGGCTTTGCATGTGCATTGGTCAAGACAACTGTGTTTACAGAACTCGACTACCCGTGGTTCCAGTATGTGACGAATGAAGACTGGTCAACACTAAGTGAAGACTACTACTTCTGCCAGAATGCGAATCTCTTTGAGATAGAGATCTGGATGGATCCACGAGTCAGATGCGGACATTTGGCACGGTATTATCAGTATGAGTAAGGAGGCTAAGAACATGGTTAAGCTAATCAACTGGCTCACCGGGAACACTATGTATGTAGCCGAGGATCGTCTTGATGAATACTTGGCAGCCGGTCATAAGTTGGCCAGCGCTCCCGTAAAAGAGAAGCCGAAAAGCAAGCCAAAAGCTAAAAAGACAAAGTGAGGTGGTAGCTTATGGCATACGCAACAGTAAGTGATGTACAGGCTCGCATGACAAGGGAAATGGCGCAGTCAGAACAAGACGTTTGCTCAAATCTGCTTGACGATGCGGCGACCATTATTGATGCCTATAATTCGGAAGCTGATACTAATGCGAAAAAGCTCGTGTCAGTTCGCATGGTAATAAGGGCAATCGGTGACGGCACTGATGCCGGCATTCCAATGGGCGCGACTCAGGGAAGCATGTCAGCACTCGGATATTCTCAGAGCTGGACAATAGGCGCCGGATCTGCGGGAGAACTTTATCTCGGTAAGTTAGAGAAAAAGCTCCTCGGATGCGGTGATGCTATCGGCTCGTACAGTCCAACAGAGGAGCTTGTCAGGGAGGTTCAGATATGAGAGGCATATCGGTCATACTTTATGACAGGACCGAAGCGGGACGCGATGCGCTCAATCATCCGATATACGACGAAACGCCCTCAACTGTTGACAACGTGCTCGTTGCGCCATCATCAACAGTTGAGGTCCTTGATGTGAACAATCTGGAAGGGCGCAGGGGAGACTACACTCTGGCGATCCCGAAGGGCGATACCCATGACTGGAGCGCGGGCAAGCGAGTCAGCTTTTTCGGAAGAGACTGGAGAATAATCAAAATGCCGGAAGTGGGTATCGAATGGCTGATACCGCTTAGCTGGAACAAAAAGGTACAGGTAGAGGCCTATGAGCAGGGTTAAGTTCAAATTGGACAGAGCGGGCGTAAAAGAGCTAATGCAGAGCCCTGAAGCGATGAACGTTGTCATGGAGTATGCGACGCAGATTCAAAGCCGTTGCCCTAGTGGCCTCGGTTACGAAGTCTCGTCAATGGTCGGTGCAACGAGAGTAAATGCTTCAGTCTTTGCCGCAACTCCTGAAGCTCGCCGCGACAACTATGAAAACAATACCTTGCTTAAAGCAAGAGGAGGTGTCAAATGATACTCACAGATTTGCTTCAATACCTCAACGTGAACCTGAGTGTCGAGGCGTATGCTGAGGCTCCCGAAGAGCTGACGGATTACGTTCTGATCGAACAGACGGCAAGTAGCAGAAGCAACCACATTATTACGACAACCATTGCCATTCAGTCGTATGGGAAGTCATTGCTTGATGCCATGAACTTGAACAGCGAGGTCGAAACGGTGATGGAAGGATTTTTGACGCTTGGGAATGTCACAAGGGTCGAGCTTGAGACGGATTATAACTTTACGAACACGACTACAAAGCAATATCGCTGGCAAGCCGTGTATAACATAACTCATTACTAGGAGGATATTAAATGGCACAGACAGTAGGAAACGTAAGTGCTGGCAAGCCGGCGATAGGCGGTGCTATCTGGAGAGCGGCAGCAGGGACTACACTCCCGACAGATGCAACGACTGCACTTGACGCGGCATTCAAGGCACTTGGTTATTGTAGCGAGGATGGCCTGACAAACAGCAACAGCCCTGATACCACAGATATCAAGGCGTGGGGCGGTGACACAGTTCTGAACATTCAGGAGGAGAAAACTGATACATTCCAGTTCACTCTCATCGAAGTTCTGAACGTGGAGGTCCTTAAAGCCGTATACGGCTCAGCCAATGTCGCAGGCACACTTGCAACCGGCATTACGGTGGAAGCAAATGCGGACGAACCTGAGGAGGCCGCATGGGCTATCGACATGGTTATGAACAGCAACACGGTGAAAAGAGTGGTGATCCCGAAGGGAAAGATCACAGAAATCGGAGACATCGAATATACAGACTCCGACGCCGTTGGATATGAGGTGACCATTACTGCTCTGCCTGACGAATCGGGCAATACTCACTACGAGTACATCAAGCAGGCATAAGCGGTGAGGTGGAGGAGGTGACCAATGAAAGCAACGCTCAAAGACGGGTTTGAGACTGAACTCATCGAAGAGAACGTTAATGACTGGGAGTTTTTAGAAGTTCTTTCAGACATAGACGAAGGCGAGGAAGGCTTAATCGTCAAAGCCGCGAGAATGATGCTCGGCAAGGAAGGCGTCAAAAGTCTCAAAGATCATTTAAGAAACGAACAGGGCAAAGTACCCGTTACGGCTATGATCGATGCTCTTCAAGAGCTGTTAGAGTCCGTTAACGAGTTAAAAAACTGATAACCCTCGCCAGCATGATAAAGCTCGACGAGAACGCGCTTATATGCGATCTTGCCGAAACATATCAGATATACGATTACAGGTCGCTCCCGGTTAAGCTGGTGGCGACCTTATCTGCTGGTTTGAGGGATGAGTCACGAATAAAACTCAAGGCGGCTGGTTTGCCGGTAAGCCTTGAGACTATCATACTTGCCGCAATAGCCGACAATCTGACAATGCTCAGAGCGGGCATGGACAAGCGGAATAGGGGCAAGCCGTTCCTATTTACAGAGGCTATTAACGGTGAGAATAAAAAGCAAAAGGTGAGGGGCTTCAAAACTGTTCAGGAATTTGAGGCCGCTCTTTCTAGGATCAGAGGGGAATAAACATGGCTACACTGGGTAGCGCTTATGTGCAGATCGTGCCATCGGCGCAAGGTATCAGCGGATCTATTCAAAATGTACTTGACCCGGAAGCGACCGCGGCCGGTACATCGGCGGGCGGTAAAATCGCATCATTTGCGAAAAAGGCAATTATTGCGGCTGGCGTCGGAACGGCATTGGTCAAAGGGATTCAAGCGAGCATGGCTGAAGGTGGGAAACTTCAGCAATCATACATGGGCGGTCTCGATACCATATACGGCAAGGCGGCAGACTCAGCTCGAGTATTCGCTAAAGAAGCGGCAAAATCCGGCATATCAATGAACACATACTCCGAGCAAGCGGTTTCTTTCGGTGCGGCTCTGAGGCAAGCGTATGGCGGTGACACAACAAAAGCCGTCAATGCGGCTAATACTGCGATACTCGACATGGCTGACAATCAGGCGAAAATGGGTACGGACATCACCATGATACAAAATGCGTATCAGGGTTTCGCGAAGCAGAACTATACCATGCTCGATAACTTGAAGCTTGGCTATGGCGGTACAAAAACTGAAATGCAGAGGCTTCTCGCTGACGCAGAGGCGCTATCGGGCAAGGAATACGACATAAGCAATCTCGGAGACGTGTATGATGCGATCCACGTCATACAGGGCGAATTAGGGCTCACAGGTGTAGCGGCAGCAGAGGCGGAAGGGACCTTTACAGGATCATTCGCATCAATGAAAGCGGCCGCACAGAATTTCCTCGGAGAGCTGGCGCTTGGGATGGACGTCACGGATTCGCTGAACGTATTAGTTACATCGGCAAACACGTTCTTCTTTAGCAACTTCTTGCCGATGATTGGAAACATCGTCAAGGCTCTTCCGGGGGCAATCGCAACATTCTTGCAACAAGGGCTTCCGACGCTGATTTCAAGCGTCACAACACTAATCACAACATTAACAACTGCTATCGAGGCTAAAGCAAGCTCGTTAACTGGCGCAAAGGTATCCGCATGGGCTTCTAAAATGTTACCTAAAATACTTGCGGCAGGGGCAAAACTTATCGGACAGCTTGCATCTTCTTTAGTGATCAATTTGCCTAAAATAGTGGCGGCCGTCGGAAGAATTGGACTGGCTATCGTCAAGGGACTCGGTTCTTCCTTATGGGGCAAGATCTCAGCGGCGGCAAATGGCATCCGTGACAGATTCATGGCGCCGATAAACGCCATAGTCGGAAAAGTAAAAGCGACAATAAATAAAGTAAAGCGCATGTTCCCGTTCAAGGTCGGAAAGATCATGAGCGGCCTTAAACTTCCGCACTTCTCAATCACAGGGAAGTTTTCGCTCAATCCTCCGTCGATACCTAAAGTCGGCGTTAAATGGTACGCAACAGGCGGTATTATTGACGGTGCGACAATTCTCGGAGGCGTGGGGCTTGGTGAAGCTGGGCCGGAAGCAATTTTACCGCTCAATCCTTTCTGGAGCCGTATGGATAGGCTTGAGGAGAGGCTTGGGAATAGCACCGGCACAGTCACAATAAATGTGTATGCTTCTCCGGGCATGAACGTTAGAGAGCTTGCGTCCGAGGTTGAGCAGAGAATAGTGGCACAACAGAAACAGAGGAGGGCCGCATGGGGATATTAATGAACAGCCTTATATATAACGGCATCGACTTGCGTGACTTCGGCATATACATCGGAGGTGATGGCACATTTAATGCACCAACACGTCGCGGTGAAATGCAAGAGATACCCGGCAGAAACGGCTCCATTTTTCTTGATGAAGGGTCATACGACAACATAAATGTCACATACTCTGCATTCAATTACGAGCCAACACTTGAAACTTTTAGGGAACGCCTGTCGGATCTGCGCAGCGCATTGTGTAGAGATCCGGGCTATCATCGGCTTGAGGATACATTTCATCCTGATGAGTACAGGCTTGCGGTGTTCAAGGAAGGGCTGAACGTAGAACCCGCCAAATACAATACGCTTGGGAAATACGACATTGTATTTGACTGTAAGCCTCAGCGGTTCCTAAAAAGCGGAGACGTGCCGGTTCCGTTCTATGCGAATGGCATGATCACGAATCCGACACTCTTCGAGTCGCTGCCGATTATAGCGGTGACAGGAAACGGCCGCGTAAACGTGGCGGGACATCTGTTCACGGTATCGGATTCGACACAGACAATTTACATTGATTCGGAGCTGATGGGGGTATATACTCTAGGACGCGATCTTGTATCATTCGAAGAAGTATGCTGGGATTCTATAAGGGACGATCTAGTGCGAGCTACATAAAA